TGTTACATAAGTAACTACAAACAAACAAACCAAAGGACACTATGCAAAAACACTATTTAAGAACTACTAAAAACCTTTACAGCTGCACTGACAGCGGCGTAACTGTTTATTACTCATACGTCACACCGGTAGCAATTAGAGACCCATTTGGCGTGTTACATGTGAGCGCTAATATATGGAGCTCTACAACTGGTAAACATTTAACATGGATTGACGGCGGCAGCGCTGAAGCAAAAAAGCGTAGACTTGCACACGCTGACTTTAAAAAGTTAATGAATATTTACGGCGTAGAGCGTGAGTACTGGCTTAATTCAGGTTTTGTTAGACCTAAGACTGACACGGTGCCGGACATCATTAAGTTTGATGAGCAGTTACCGGACAGCCTGCAACTGTTAAAAATATAGTCATGGATTTGTCAGAACTTAAAGGCGTCACTATTCAAAAAAATGTAGCCCTGAGCATTATCAGGGCGCACGGCTGCGAATGTGAGCTTGATGATTTTTACAAAAACTTAGGTAAAAAACAAACCTATTCAGCTATAAAAGTTTATCACTGGCTAGGTTATTAATAATAAACAAAGAGCGAAACATTGCGCCGTTGTAACGTCCGGCGCTTTGTCTCATGGTTAAGCCATGACTGATGAGCTCAGTAAGTTCAAACAATCAACATAGGAGCGTAGCTATATGAATATGCTATATAAAATAATATACAATTACTTGCATCAAAAAATGCTAGCTGACGAGCAAGCTTTTAGAAATAAAAGATTAGCCGTGAGAATGAAGTTAAACAACGGTTACAGCAAGGCGGGTCATTAATGCCTAATATCGTTGTATCTAACTTTATTAATGAGCGTTGGGTTGACCGGTTGTATCAGAATTTTAATAAGTCAGTATACTTGTTAAAACCTGATGGCAAGGTTGACCCATGCAAGGTAAAAAAGGTCAAGTCAAAATACTATCTAACCAGTACTGGTAAATGGTTTAATAGTGCAGGTCTCAGAATTGATGAGCCTGCGGGTCTTGATAAACGAGCGGAGCTAAGCAAGTTTAAGTCTGAGATTGAACAAGCTGAGACTGATGCAAAGTTCCAAAAACTAAAACAAACAATAAGAGGTAATTAATATGCATGTAAGTAAATATGATGTACAAGTAATAGGTGATAAATGGAATGAAAAAAAAGATAAATATGAAGGCGGATATACAATAGTACGTCTTAACAGTGATGAAGGTATACGTTTTAAAAAATTAATACCTTTAGTTGCTGAGCTTGACGAAGCACATGACGGCACTGAAATTGAAGTTAGTGTCGTTATAAAACAAAGAAGTTACGAGTAACACTGATGAGCCTATTATGCGTGGTGAGTAAATACCACGTGGCGAAACTAGAGCCGGTACTATCCGGCTTTAGTCTGTTACAATCTAACCAAAGGAGCTTAAACCATGATTGAACTAATACTAGGACTACCATTTGAAGGACATGTATTAATACTAGGTACAATAATAGCCGGTATAATACATGCAATGCGAACACCTAAGAAGGAGCGTAGCATTAACCCTTTTGAACAAACAACACAACTAACAGATAAACAAATCAAATCATTACAGGAGCACAATGACAGATAAAGAACAAATACAACATTTGATTGATAAGAATAATAAATTAGAGGCTGAGCTTATTGTCTTAAAAACCAAAGCAACAGGATGGTTTGAAGATATATCTGAGCTTCGTAATACACTGATGCTTAGAAACAGTGAGCTTAACCAATACAAAAACATCAAAGTAGATTGGGAGCTTAAAAAGAAAATCATATTGTTTTTACAGAAAACACAATCTGTTGAAGCGTATGACGCAATGACACCAAACCAAATAGCACATAGAGCAGCGCAGTTTATAGAGAATATACTTACATCTAAACTAGCGCCAAAGTTTGCTATTTCTAATGAGTTACAAGTTACTACTCGGGAGCCTGACTAAGGTTCCCATAGTAGATATTATAAACATAACCCACTGATAATTATAGGAGTTAGACACATGGCACGACTGATTGAGAGTATGCCTACTTATAAAGATGAAGTAGAGCACGAAAAAGAGATGAGAAACTTAGGTTCAAACAGAACTAATAAGCGTCTTCATTCTCACATTGAGAGAGAAGAGGAAAGTGTTACCAGTTATGGAAAAGTAATGGTAGCAAACACGATAAGACCTTTAGCAATGGCTATTGCTGAATGGACACAAGAACAATCTAAAAAGACAATAGGCAAACCTTCTATTGCCTTCTTAAAGATGTGTGAAGTTGAGCCTGAGATACTGGCACTAATCACTGGTAAACACATCATAAATACAATCACACAATACAAACCTTTAACAGCAACGTGCATAAGTTTAGGTGGTAAAGTTGAGACTGAGATTAGTCTTAAAAACTTTAAACATCTAAACCCTGATTTGTACCAAACAGTTAAACAAGACTTAGACAAGCGTAGTTTTAATTATACTTACAAGCGTAGAAAATTAAGAGAGAGTGCTAAACGTGACGAGGTAATGAAATGGGAAGAGTGGACAACACCTGTTAAATTACACGTAGGTCTTAGACTTGTAGAGCTTATGATTTATGCAACAGGTATGATTGAGATAGGTACTGAAACTGTTAAACATAAAAAAGCAAAGATAATCAAACAGACTGATAAAACTAGAGAGTGGATTAAAAGTAGAAACAGTTTTAATGAACTGTTAAATCCGGAATACTTACCTACAGTCATGCCACCAAAACTATGGACGTCAGTTGTAGGTGGAGGTTATTGGACTAAAGAGCTTCCTGAACTTGAGCTTGTTAAACAAAAAAACAAGAAATACAAAAAGGAACTTGAAAACTTTGACATGCCTGAAGTGTATGACGCTGTTAATACAATGCAAGCAACACCGTTTAAGATTAATAATTTTATCTTAAAAGTTATGCAAGAAGCATGGGACAAAGGGTTAGCTGTTGGTGGTATGCCGCCTAGTACTAACTTTGATATTCCAAACAAACCGCATGACATTGAAACTAATGTTGACAGTAGAAGAGAATGGAAGAAGAGAGCTGTTATGGCTCACACTGAAAATGCTAGAATGTTTTCTAAACGTTTATTGTATGCTAAAATTATACACCTTGCACAAAAGTTTAAAGATTATGCAACGTTATATTTTCCAGTTCAACTAGACTTTAGAGGTAGAGCTTATGCAGTACCGGCATTTTTAAACTATCAATCTATTGGTGGTGCTAAAGCTTTGTTGTCTTTTTCACAAGGTAAAGCAATCACAAAAGAAAACAAAGGTGATTATTGGTTGGCTATACACGGTGCTAACCAATACGGTGAAGATAAAATATCGTTTGCTGACAGAGTAAAATGGACTAACGATAATGAGAGTTGGATTATTGATTGTGCTACAGACCCAATGTTACATAGACAATGGGAAAATGCATCTAATCCATTTCAATTCTTAGCATTTTGTGATGAGTGGAAAAGATTTAAAGAACAAGGATATGGTTTTATTTCTAGTATTCCTGTTAATGTAGACGGTTCTTGTAACGGTCTTCAAATCTATTCTTTAATGTTAAGAGACGAAAAAGCAGGCAAGCTTGTTAATTGTTTGCCTAGTGCTACACCGCAAGACATTTATCAATTAGTTGCAGATGCAGTTAATGATAAATTAAAACAGCATGCAGCTGAAAACAAACCGTATGCTCAGTTGTGGTTAGACTACGGAGTTAAACGTTCAACTACTAAAAGAAGTATTATGACTATCTGTTATGGTTCAACTAGATATTCATGCACTGACTTTGTAATTGAAGACTTAACAAAACGTAAAGACAAGGGAGAGAACCATCCATTTCAAGATGAGATATTCAGACCGGCTAGTTATTTAGCAAGTGTCATATGGGACAGTATCGGTGATAATCTGAAATCTGCTAGGACTGGAATGGACTATCTACAAACAATCGCACGTACAGTTGCGAAACAACAACTACCAGTGCATTGGGTAACGCCGGTTGGTTTTCCAGTGTATCAGTCATATCCAGAGATGAAGTCTAAAAGAGTTAAGGCTATGTTGATGGGTGAAGTTATTAAGCCTCGTATAAATACTGAGACTGACTTAACTGACAAACTACGAATGGGTAACGGAGTAGCACCTAACGTAGTTCACTCGGTGGACAGTGCAGCTATGATGAGTACAGTTAATATTGCTTATAAAAATGGCATTACTAATTTCTGTAACGTACATGATAGTTTTGGCACAACAGCAGGTGATGTTGAAACACTTAATAAATCTATTAGAGAAGCATTTATTAAAATGTTTAGTGAGAATGATATTCTTGATAATTTTAGGAATGACGTTCTTAAACAATTGCCTGAAGAGCTACACGATAAATTACCTGAAGTTCCCGCCAAAGGTAATTTAGATATTCAACAACTGCGGGACAGTGAGTTCTTTTTTGCGTAGCATTAAAGTACCCATAGTAGAATGGAGAAACACATATGAAAAATAATTATGTTAAGATTGTAAGTCCTGAAGGCGTGTCTCAGTATGCATGGTTGACAAAACCTGATACTAAATTTGACAAAGACGGACATTACAAAGTAAATCTTGTAGTGCCTACTGACAAGGCTTCTTCATTGATTAAACAGATTGATGAAGAAATTAAAAAGAGCGTAGAGATTGCCAAAGAAAAAAACAAAGGCAAAGCTGTAAAGCAAGCAAACGCTCCGTACGAAGAACAACTTGATGATGAAGGTAAGCCAACTGGCAACACTGTTTTCAAGTTTAAAAGAAAAGCACAAATAATATCTGCTGATGGAAAAGTCATTCCATTTAAAGTAGCATTGTTTGATAGCTCCGGTAAACCTTTAATTGATGCTAACGTTTGGTCTGGAAGTGAGATGAAAGTTAGTGCTGAGTTAGTACACTGGTTCACTGCAATGGCAGGCGCAGGCGTAAGTCTGAGATTAAGAGCAGTACAAATAACTAAGCTAGTTGAAGGTGGTGCCGGCAATGCTGAAGGCTACGGTTTTGATAAAGTAGAAGGTGGCTATACAGCAACAGAAAGTGTGAACAATGTGGTACAAGAAGAAACCGCAGAAGCTGACTTCTAATCAAGTTGGTTTAAAATACGGCTTTAGGTCAGGCTTAGAAGAAGCAATTGCTTCTGAGCTTGACACTAAAAAAGTTAAGTATGAGTTTGAACAATCTAAACTTAACTATACAAAGCCGCAAAAAGTTCACACTTATACCCCTGACTTTTATCTAACTGGGTCTGACATTTACATTGAGACTAAAGGTTATTTTACTTCTCAAGACCGTCAGAAAATGCGTCTTATAAAAGAACAGCATCCTCAGTTAGATATTAGATTTATATTTTCTAATTCTAAAACAAGAATAAGTAAAAAATCAAAAACAACATATGGCATGTGGTGTGATAAGTATGGATTTAAATACGCAGACAAACATGTTCCAACGGAGTGGTTATGAGTAACATAAGAAAAGAAACAAAGTACATTGTTGTTCACTCAAGTAATACAAATCCAAAACAAAATTTAGATGTTAAAGATTTAGACAAGCAACATAGAAAAGAGGGTTTATTCTCATGTGCGTTCCATAAAATAATCAAAAGAGACGGTTCTATTCAGGATGGTCGTGATATTATGATAGCAGGCGCACACATTGAAACAGATGTTAACTTGTCTAATAAAAATTCTATTGGCATTTGTCTAATTGGCGGACAAAATGTTGATGGACAACCTGATTGTAATTTTACTTTCAAACAATACCAAAGTTTAGTTAAACTGGTAGATGTTTTAAAAGACAGTTATGGTGAGGTTGAGATTGTTGGTCATAGAGATGTGACTAGCTCCTCGTGTCCGCAATTTGATGTAAAAGAATTGCTGACATAGTTTGTTTGTGCCTACTGGGTAGAAATATCCAGTAGGTTTTTATTAACCCAAATATTAAGGCAAAAAATTTTATGGAAAATACTGACAGTACGTTTTTATATCATTCAGCATGTGATGAGTGTGGTTCTTCAGATGCTAATTCGGTATATGATGATGGACATACCTATTGTTTTTCATGTAACACACACAAACAAGGAGAAAAAGAAATGCAAACAAACGTAAAAGAAAAATGTAAAGATTTTATAACAGGTACTGTATCTGCTTTGTCTAAAAGAAACATTGACTTTGATACAGCACAAAAATTTAATTATCAAACTGGCGCATGGTTTGGAAGACCTTGTCAGATTGCAAACTACTATGATAAAGACAAACAATTAGTAGCACAAAAACTAAGATACCCTGATAAAACATTTCAGTGGTTAGGTGATGCAAAAAAAGCAACACTATTCGGACAGCATTTATGGAGAGAAGGCGGACGAATGTGTATTGTTACAGAAGGCGAGATAGATGCCTTATCAATTTCCAGAACTAATCAAAATAAATTTCCCGTAGTAAGTATTAAGACAGGTGCACAAGGCGCTAAAAAAGATATACAAAAAGAATTAGAGTGGCTTGAAAAATTTGAGAGTGTGGTACTTTGTTTTGACCAAGACGAACACGGAGAGAAAGCTGCTATTGAATGTGCAAAATTATTTACACCAAACAAAGCTAAGATTTGTACAATGCCATTAAAAGATGCAAACGAAATGTTACTTGCAAACAAAGTAAGAGAGTTAACAGATTGTATATGGTCAAGTAAACCATACAGACCTGATGGTATTGTAGTTGGAAAAGAATTATGGAATGAAATACAAAAAGAAGATGAGTATGTAACAGTTCCATATCCATTTGAATGTTTAAATGTTAAAACACATGGACTACGTAAAGGTGAGCTTGTTACTATCACTGCCGGAAGTGGTGTTGGTAAATCTAGTTTTTGTAGACACGTAGCATTAAACTTATTAAAAAATAATTACACCGTAGGTTACATTGCATTAGAAGAAAGTATTAAACGTAGTGCACTTGGTATCATGGGTGTTGAATTACAAAAACCATTACACTTAACAAGAGAGGGTATCAGTGAAGAAGACTTACTTAAGACGTTTAACAATACTGTGGGCAGTGGCAACTTTTATCTTTACAATCATTTTGGTTCAACAGTTGCAGATAACTTGCTCTCTAAAATAAGATACATGGCTAAAGCCTGTAATGTAGACTATGTAATACTAGACCATTTACACATGGCTTTGTCTGCATTAGGTGATGCTAATACAAATGATGAACGTAAACTTATAGATTATTTTGTATCAAAACTTAGAACGCTAGTAGAAGAAACTGGTATTGGTTTAATACTTGTTTCACATTTATCACGTACTAAAGATGGTAACAAAGGTTATGAAGATGGAGTACAAGTATCTATGAATAGTTTAAGAGGCAGTCAAAGTATTGCTCAGTTAAGTGACATGGTATTAGCCTTGTCCAGAGACTTACAAGCTGAAGATAACATTGCACAAGTTAATGTTTTAAAAAATAGATTTAGTGGTGAGACTGGAAAAGCTTGTAGTTTAAGATATGATTTAGACACAGGTTGTTTAACTGAAGTACAATCGGAGACTGTTAATGACTTCTAAATTACCTGTTAGAAAAAGAAAAGCAAAACAAGACACTGTGTCTTGGACATTTTATGTTTTATCTGCTGTTAAAAAAGCAAAAGAAAGTTCAACACCTGTAGTATTACATGTTGCTAAAGATAGCTCAGCATCCTTATTACAAGATGCATTGATGGCACTTGCTATGAATGGTGAAGATGCAGCATGGAACGTAGATATAAAAATACACAAACACATACATTAATTATGAAACTACCTACAATAACTAAAAAGACATTAGACGCTAAATTTGTTTTATGTCATTGGCTTGATATAAACTCTGATGCCTCGTGGATGTCATTAGAAAAAGCAAAAACAAGTACACCAACTATTTGTGTGAGCACTGGTTGGTTAATAAAACAAGATAAGAATGTACACATTTTATGTGGTGACATAAACTTTGAAGATGATGGTACACTAGGTGACGTTGGTAATGTAACTGTTATACCAACTATTAATGTTATTAAAAAGAAAGTATTAAAAATATGAGATACATATTTGATATAGAAACTGATGGGTTTCTTGACGTCTGTACTAAAATACATTGTTTAGTTTTAAAAGATGTAGACACTAATAAGTTTTTGTCTTTATCAGTTGATGAAGCATTAGATAAATTATCTAAAGCAAAAGAAATTATAGGACACAACATTATAAAATTTGATTTGCCTGTAATAAAAAAACTATATCCTACCTTTAAAACTGAGGCAAAAATTTTTGACACACTTGTAGCAACAAGATTGTTATTTCCAGATGTAAAAGAAAAAGATTTTCAACGTAAAGATTTTCCAAAAGATTGTATAGGAAGACACAGTTTAAAAGCATGGGGTAACAGAATAGGAAATTACAAAGCACAGTTTGATACAGACTGGCAAACTTTTACACCTGAGATGCTAGAGTATTGTAAACAAGATGTAGAAGTAACTTATAATCTTCACAAAATGATACATAAAGATATGAAATATTCTCAGCAAGCTATGGATTTAGAGCACTCTGTAGCACAATTAATTTATAATCAAGAAGTTCATGGTTTTAGTTTTAATACTGAAGAAGCGAGAAAACTTTATTCAGAATTAAATGGTAGACGAATGGAAATAGAATACAAGTTACAAGTAATGTTTCCACCTGAAAAAGAACACATACCTTTTATACCTAAAGTAAATAACAAAGCTAGAGGATATGTTAAGGGTGAAGTATTCTACAAAGAAAAAACTATTATCTTTAATCCATCTAGTAGACAACATATTGCAGATAGATTAATTAAAATACATGGATGGAAACCTAAAGTTTATACTGATGATGGTAAGCCTAAGTTAGATGAAACTATTTTAGAAAGTTTACCATACCCTGAAGCTAAAATATTATGTGAGCATTTTCTATTAGATAAAAGAATTGGTCAGTTAGCTACTGGCGCTCAAGCTTGGTTAAAGCATGAGAAGAATAATAAAATACATGGTACTTGCAATACTAATTCAACAGTAACTGCAAGAGCAACACACTCGTACCCAAACATGGCACAAATTCCAAGTGTTGGTGTGCAATATGGTAAAGAGTGTAGAGCATTATTCACGGTTCCAACTGGTAAAAAACTTGTAGGCATTGATGTCTCAGGTTTAGAGGTGAGAATGTTGGCTCACTACATGGCTAAGTACGATAATGGCAACTATGCTAAAGTTGTTTTAGATGGTGATATACACTCTGAAACAAAAACATTAGCAGGGTTAGATAGCAGAGACTTAGCCAAGCGTTTTTACTACTGTTTTCTTTACGGTGGTGGTGTTAAAAAGATTGCAGCAGTTACAAATAAAACTGTAGCAGAAGCATCTAAGATAAAGAAACGTTTCTTAAATAACTTACCTGCATTAAACAAACTAATTGAAAATGTACAGCAAGCAGCTGAACGTGGTTACTTAGTAGGTCTTGATAAGAGACGTGTTAAAGTACGTTCAAGCCATGCTGCATTAAACACGTTGCTTCAATCGTCCGGAGCCTTAGTGTGTAAGCAGTGGTTAGTAGAGTTTGATAAAGTGATTAAGAAAATACCTAAAGCACATCAAGTAGTGTGGGTACATGATGAAATACAAGTAGAGTGTCTTGAAAAAGATGCTGAGCAAGTTGGGCAATTAGCCGTAAAAGCAATAGAAGACACTGGTAAGTATTTTGATTTAAGACTTCCGCTAACTGGTGAATACAAGATAGGAGATAACTGGAGTGAAACACACTAAAGCACAACCTCACTTTGATAAAGATTTAAAGTTTGGACAACAATACGAGAATGAGTTCCAAGAAGCAGTAGAAGGTAAGATAGAATGTAAGACTGATAGGCTGTGTCAGAAAACAGGTAACGTTTATATTGAAACAGAAAGTAGAGGTAAACCTTCTGGTATTAATACAACACAGTCAAGAAACTATGCTATTTGTTTATGGACACAAGACAGGACTGACCAAGTTTGGGTTTTAATACCAACAGCACACCTTAAAAAACTTATGGTTAAGTACCCTATTAAGAAGGGTGGTGACAACTGGACAAGTAAAGGACACATAATTCCTAAAGAAGATTTATTAACATTTGACATATAGGAGAAACATGAAACTAAAAAGAGTACTTTTAATTGATGGTGATATTTTATTATATAAGATAGCACTTAATAATGAAGTAGAAACAGACTGGGGTGACGGTTTATGGACACTACACTGTGATGAAACTTTGTGTAAAGCTGACGTAGATGCAGTTGTAGATGACTTAGGCGCTAGTTTACAAGCTGATGACTATGTTATTGCATTAACAGACAGTAGCAATTTTAGAAAAGATGTATTGCCTTCATACAAAAGCAATAGAAAAGACAAGCGTAAACCAATTACATTAAAAGCTTTGAGAAAATATGTATTAGAAAAACATAACGGAGTTGTATGGAAGAACTTAGAAGCAGATGATGTTATGGGTATTATGGCTACCGAACCTACAGATGAAGAGCGTATTGTTGTTAGTATAGACAAAGACCTACGAACTGTACCTTGTAAATTATCACAAGATGCTATGACTGTAGAACAAATACCACAACGAATGGCTGACTATTGGTTTATGATACAGACTTTGACAGGTGATAAAGTTGACGGGTATGACGGCATAGAAGGTGTTGGAATTAAGACTGCTGAGAAGCTGATTAAGAAATATACTAACGTTCCCCTTTTAGACCTATGGAAGATAGTCAAAAAGATTTACGTAGATAAAGGATATACAGAGGCTGAAGCTCTTCAACAAGCTAGGGTTGCACGTATACTAAGACATGGTGATTACAATAAGAAAACAGGAGAAGTAAAATTATGGACAATATAAAAAAACCGTTACACTATAATAAAGGTGGCATAGAACCTATAGATTATATCATACAAAACAACCTTACGTATTGTGAGGGCAACGTTGTAAAGTATATTTCTAGGTGGAGATACAAGGGACATGGTATTGAAGACTTAAAGAAAGCTAAACAATATATTGATTTTATTATAGAAAAAGAAGGACAACCAAGAGTAACGGAAACAAAAGAATGATAGATTACGAAAGAGATAATTTACTTACTGATTTTGGTAAGACAACATTAAAAGATAGGTATTTATTACCAGAAGAAACATCACCTCAAGAAGGTTTTATGAGAGCAGCAAAAGCTTTTTCTGATAATGATGAGATGGCACAGCGTATATATGATTATGCATCTAAACTTTGGTTCATGTATTCTACGCCTGTTTTGTCTAATGCCGGTAGTAAAAGAGGCATGCCTATTTCATGTTTCTTAAATTATGTAGGTGATAGTAGAGAAGGATTGACAGGACACTACACAGAGAACGCTTGGCTTGCTTCTGTTGGCGGTGGTATCGGTGGGTACTGGGGTGACGTGCGAAGTGATGGCACACAAACTTCTGGTGGTTCACAGTCTTCTGGTTCAATACCTTTTTTACACGTAGTTGACAGTGAGATACTTGCGTTCTCTCAAGGTAAAACAAGACGTGGTAGTTATGCAGCATACATGGATATATCACATCCAGAGATAATAGAATTTTTAGAAATGAGAAAACCTAGTGGTGGTGACGTACATAGAAAATGTCTTAACTTACATCATGGTGTAAACATATCTGATGAGTTTATGCATTTAATAGATAACTGCATTAAAGAACCTACGTTTGATGACACTTGGAATTTAATTGACCCGCACACTAAAAAAATAGTACGGACTGTTTCAGCTAGAGATTTGTGGTTAAAAATATTAGAGACAAGAGTTGCCACTGGTGAGCCTTATGTTTCATTTATTGATACAGTAAATGATGCACTGCCTGAAACACAAAAGAAACTAGGATTAAAAGTTAATCATTCTAATTTATGTACAGAGATAACACTAGCTACTGATGAAAACAGAACAGCTGTTTGTTGTTTGTCTTCTGTTAACTTAGAAAAGTATGATGAGTGGAAGAACAACAGTTTATTTATACCTGACTTAGTTAGGTTCTTAGATAATGTGCTACAGTATTTTATTGACAAAGCACCTGATGAATTGTTTAGAGCTAAGTTTAGTGCAAACAGTGAAAGAAGTTTAGGTTTAGGTGCTATGGGTTTTCACGCATACTTACAATCAAGAGGTATAGCGTTTGAAGGTGCACTTGCTAAATCATTAAACATGAAAATATTTAAAAGTATTAAAGAGCAAGCTGTAGAAGAAAGTAAAAGACTAGCAGTAAAAAGAGGTGAAGCTCCAGACATGGAAGGAACCGGTATGCGTAATGCACACTTGTTAGCTATTGCACCTAATGCTTCTAGTTCTATTATTTGTGGTACAACATCACCATCAATAGAACCATACAGAGCTAATGCTTATGTGCAAAAAACAATGTCAGGTTCTTTTCTAGTTAAGAATAAATACTTAGAAAAATTATTAGATAAAAAAGGTATTAACAATGAAGAAACATGGACTTCTATTTTAGCAAACAGAGGTTCAGTATTACATTTAGATGCTCTTTCTGATAATGAAAAAGATATATTTAAAACAGCAATAGAAATAAATCAACAATGGATAGTTGAGCATGCAGCAGACAGACAGAAACATATTTGTCAAGGACAATCAGTCAATGTATTTGTACCTGCTGATGTAAACATTAAAGAATTACATGACATGCATATGTTGGCTTGGAAGAAAAAGTTAAAGACTTTGTATTATTGTCGTTCAGAAGCAATTAAACGTGCTGAGTTAGTATCAAAAAAAGTAGAAAGAACAATCATACCTGAAGCAGATTGTTTGGCTTGTGAGGGATAATGACAGACAGTAGTTTATTTGATGGAGTTAATTATAAACCATTAAAAAAGAAAAAGAGAAAACAAAAAAAGAAAGCAAAACAATCTGTGCTATGGACAGTATATCATACTATCTTAGCCATAGAATTATTAATCATAATTATTATAGAAGGAGTAGAATTATATCATGGGTTTTAATAGTTATAAAATAAGAGACGGAAAACATATTCCAACTGAAAAATATAAAAAAAACTGGGACAGTATATTTGGTAAAGATAAAACTAAAGAAGAGTTACCAAAAGAAGAAGAAGATTACATTAAGGAGTTAGAAAAAAAGATATGAGTTTATTTGACAAACGAACTTACTACAAGCCATTTGATTATGGGTGGGCTTTTGAAGCTTACGACATGCAACAAAAAATGCACTGGCTTCCAAGCGAAGTACCATTACACGAGGATGTAAGAGACTGGAATGAAAGATTAACAGTAGAAGAAAAAAACTTAATAGGACAAATATTAAAGTTCTTTACTCAAGGTGATGTAGATATAGCACAAGCTTATTTAGATAAATACATACCTAAATTTAAAGCACCGGAAGTTAGAATGATGTTGTCTTCTATAGCAACAAGTGAAGCTAATCATGCACATAGTTATTCATTATTAAATGATACTATTGGTTTGCCTGATAAAGAATACAAAGCATTTCAAGAATACAAAGAGATGGCTGATAAACATGAATACTTGTTTACATCTAAAGGTAAAGGACTAGAAGGTATGGCTAGAGAGATAGCTTGTTTCTCTGCATTTGGTGAAGGCTTACAGTTGTTTGCATCATTTGTTATGCTTCTTAACTTTCAAAGATATGGACGTATGAAGGGAATGTGTCAGATTGTAACTTGGTCTATTAGAGATGAGACACACCATGTTGAAAGCATGATTAAATTGTTTCATCAATTAATATCTTCTC